AAGGGCAGATAATGTTGCATCAAATGCATCTCCACTATTGCTTATGTCATCGATATTTATACCTAATCTATCGTACGCAGTTCTTAATTCATCACTTCCATCTTTTGCACTTGCAAAACTTCTTTGAGATTTGATTGCTGCACTCGATAAAGTTTCAAAATCCATACCCGACATTGATGCTACATATCTAAGTTTTTGTAAACTCTCAACGGATAAACCAGTCTTGTCCGATGTGTCTTGTATGCTACTCGTATAATCAACCGACATCTCTATCAAGCTTGCGATACCATCAGCAGTAGCTTTTGCGCCATCAATAATGCCTTGCAAACCATTAGTTAATACATTTAATCCTGTAGACAATCCACCACTTACTAGACTTGTAACAAATCCTGCAACTGCACCAGCTACACCGCCAACAGATGCACCTGCCAGCACTCCACTAGTTGTTAATCCTGTTAAACTTGTACTTAATCCACTAGTTTTATTTGTGGCTTGCTCGGTTTCGGTTTCATTTTTATTTAACAGTTCAGTGTTCTGCTTAACCTCATTATTAAACTTATTCATGTCCGATTCTGCATTATTTAATTGGATTTTGTAGTTATTAAGTTTTTTGGTGGAATTATCATATTGTGTCTGTGATTTTTCTAGTTGTTGGTTAGCATCTTTTAAGGCTTGCTCTTGTTTTGCGATTTCCTCATCCGTAGCATTAACATCGTTTTTCATCGCATTTAACTTTGTACTAGCTTTTTCTACTTCTTCTCGATATTTCTGCATTTTTTCATTTGCTTTACTTTGAGATGTCGTAGCTTTTTCTAGTTGAGTATTTAGCAACTTAATTTTATCTGCCTGAGTTTCGATTTGCTCGGATAGGACTTTGTTTTTTTGAGTTAATCCGTCCACCGAAGTATCATTTTTTCCAAATTCTGTTGTAACTTTTTTCATTTCAGATGCCAAAACTCGCATTTCTGAATTGATATTAGTTACTGCATTCTTGAACTCTCTTTCCCCATCTATAGCAATACCTGCTTTTAATATTGGTGTTGCCATTTTATCACTTCCTTTCTAGGTTGATTTATTACCACGATATTGTATTTTCCATTCCGTGATTGGCTGATTCAATACTGTTTAACTCTGCATAGGTTAAGCCTCTTTTTGTCATTTGCAACTCTAAGTCAAAATCGTCTTTGTAGACATCATACAACTCAATAAACAATCTAAAATCCAACTCATCGACCTCCTCTACGGACAATCCTAATTTTTTAGTGCCGATAAAATATATCCGAGCAAAGTCTATAGGCTCTGCTCGGTCTGTGCGTTTTTTGGTTCGCCCTCTTCTTCGGTAGCTTTTGGGTTTGCCTTAACAACTAAATCTCTAACAATATCTGCTCCATTAATATATCCTAGTAATTCGCAAACATCATCATCGTCTAAAAAGTGCATTTTATCAACTGCATTTTTGTTAAATTGTCTAACTCCCTCATTTATCATTAACTTAAATGTTGTAGTCATATCCTTAATACTAACTTCTTTTTGTTTCGCCATAAAAACACTACCATCATCATTTTTCAAAACTTCTCCATCAGAAAAAACTTGTATTCCATTGATTTTATCTTCGACCAAGTTTCCAAACTCATCTCTTGCCACTGTTTCAAAAATCTTTGTCCATTCCGATATAGTGCCAAATATCTCTTGTAATTCTCTTGATACAATCATATTGTAAGCTATTGGATATTTCTCTCCGTCAATTTCTAACATTTCAAACTTTGCTTTCATCTCGTATTCTCCTTTTTTGTATGGTTATTTTTTACTATATAATTATAACAAAAAAGGGCAGTATTTACCACCCTTAAATGTTTATTTATTTGACTATGCAGTAATAATGTACTCTCTTGCAGTTATCTTAGAGTTAGCCAAGCCACTCTTAATTGCTACCGCCTTAAATCCTGCGCTTGCCACTATATCAACAGGTGCAGAGTAAGTACTTCCATTTGTTGCTGATGGTGTAGTACCATTTAATGTATAGTAGATTGTTGCTCCTGCAGTCGCACAGGTCATTGTTACATCTTCGGCTTGAGCAACTGTATAACTTCCACTTGCTAAACTAACAACTACATCTGCACAAGTTGCAAGGTATAATGTGTTAATGTAAGCTACTGCATCGGATTGGCTGTTAAATATTGCCTCTTCCATATAAGTTCCGTCTGCTAAAGAGTAAACAACACCACTCAACGTAGAGTAGATAAATGTAACCGAACCCTCTTGAGTTTTTGCATCTTCAGTTTGACCTGCAAACTCAACGTGTGGTAGAGTTTTAACAATAAACTTTTCAGCTTTTGTATTTGGATCTAACTCCTTGACAATCCACGAAAATCCTAATGCTTCAGGAATGTCTGACATTTTTGAAGTAATTTTTGAAGATGTAACTGTCGCACCGCCATTTGAAAAGCTTACCGCAGTAGTTGTCTTGCCCATTAATGGTGCTAATATTGATTGGTCTGCAAAATCTACCACTAAATCGATTTTTCCATCTTTGAATGATTGGTCCTTGTACTTTAGTCTGTTATCCGAATAAATCGGTGCATCATTCTTCTGTAAATCTAATTTTAATTCAATTGCTCCGCTTGTTGTAGCTGGAGAACCATATGTGCCTGCTTGTTCATTAAATATTGCATGAACAAAATTACTTAATCCCTTTTTTGCCATTCTTAAATCCTCGCTTTCTATATTTCGCTATATTCTGATATTTCACACTCAAATACTATGTGCAACATCTTTGTTACTTCTTCATAAATTGTTGTGATTTGTGGATAGGTAAACCCTGCATCAAATAATGCTTTTCTAATTCTTGCCTTGTCCGAGTGGTAATTGTAAGTTGATTGGCAAAAAAAATGAATTTGCATAGCAGTGGCATCTATTTTTGGTTTATCATCGGCAAAAACTTCGCCTCGACTATCAACTAAATTAAATACTATATACTTTGTGCTTGTGCCATTATATACACTATCGCATACATTTCCAACACCAACTATGCTTGTTAATGCACTTACTATCTTGCTTGATGCACTCACTTAACCACCACCTTTCCAAATTCTTCTTGCATTTTTGCCATAACACTATTGTAACTATCCTTGTATGCTTTTGTCAATATCGGAGTAGGTTTTTGCTTGCTAGTTCCATATTCTAAATGTGCTAGTATTTCCATATTTCGCACAGGAACTTTATATTTTCTTAAAACTCCTTTTCCGTCAATATAACTCTCGGATTTTCCTGTCGGCATAACGCATACAAAGTAGCCACCATTTGGAGACTTGCTTGCTTTGGTTTTTTTAACAGAGTTTATAAGTTGAGATGTTCTCTTGTGCTTCGATAGTTCGCTTTTTACTGATTCCTCTAAAATCGGTATAGCGCTGTCTAGTATTTGTGGCACATACTCGTCCGGATCGGATAATTCTAATAATTTTTTAACAAAATCTTGGTCTATCTCAAAATCAAATTTGCCCAACTACTCCATCTCCTTTAAGTCGCACCATATCTCAACATACTCTTTACTATCTTTGTACTCATTTACATAGACTATATCGTACTCATCGCCATCATAGGCAACAACCATAGACGTATCTAGCTTTGTCGGTGTTCTCCGCACTAAAAATCTTGCTTTTACATCTGCAAATTCTGTACCGCTTTTTTGTAATTCCGTTCCGCTTGTCCGAGTAAATGATGCCTTAGTTGTCCTAATTGTGGTATACGTCTTTGTGGCTATACCATCTGCATCTATCGGATAAGTTATCTTTTTAATAACTATTGATTTGTTTAATTCTCCTGGGTTTACATTCATTTTTATACCTCGTCTACACTTGGGAGCAAGTTTCTTCTGTGTAAATTCAAGATAGTTTCAACAGTTCTATTCATGTTAGTGTTATCAACAACAAGTGTTCTATTGTCGTACATATCTTGACATAAAATCATAACTACTAGCCAAAATTCTTCAAATGCGTCCATCCCGAATGTGTAAGCAATCGTTATTTCGTCATTCTCGGATGGTGCAACCACAAATGTAATTATTCCCTTGATTGCATCCACTGTATAATCAGTAGACAAAGTTTTTGTAACTCCATTTACTTTTACAACTAACGTACTAGCAACAAATGGATACATACTTGCTTTAAATCCATTAGTAACTCCATTTGCGGTATAAGTATCGGTTATGTTTTGGTCGTAAATATTTGTGTAACCCTCTATAAACTTTTTAGCAACTGCTAAAATCGGTGTGAGCAATGGATCGGTAGCATCGTCTAGTATTAAATAATTTGCTACTGTCGTTGTTGTAATTTCACTAACTTTCAAAATGCCACCTACTTTCAAAAAAATATAGGGCAGTTTGCACCACCCTATTAAGTTTACTATGCTTTTTGTACTAATACTGCGATCTTCTGTTGGTTTTCAACCTTTGAATCCATTTCCATAAATCCTAAGATTCCTGTAACGTGCTGACCTGCGTATAACTCGTTTAATACTTGGATATTGATGTCTTCAGAAACCTTAACTGCAAGTCCTGTGAAATCTCCGTAAAAAACAGTTCTTTTTGTTGCCGCGATATCGTTGCATTTAGCTGCTGCAAATACATCTTTACCAAATAAAGTATAACCCCATTTAGAGTTAGAGTCTTTTTGAAGTAAGTAGTTGCCCTGTCCGTCTTTGAGTTTACGAATATAAGTTCTTGTCTTTTTAGACATTACCCAAAACGCATTTGCTTGGTAAGTATCAGGCACTAACTCTTGTACATCAATTAACTCGTCAGCAGTTATTGCAGTTGCTGCAGCAGTAGTTACTGTTTGAGTTGCTCCTGATAAACCTGTGATTTTTAAGTTTGTACCATTAATTAACTCGCCATCAATCCAGCTAGCAAATTGGAATGCCATATCATTAATTACAAATGACACAACGTCAAACTGTGAGTTATTTTGTAATGATTTTGATAACTTAACAAGTGCTCTTGCGAGGAACCCTGTTAATGATACACTTGCCATCTTACCAACATTTGATTCGCCATCTGTAAATTCATCGGCATAAGCCACTGTTATAGCATTTGCTGATTCATCATAGTAAGGAATAGACAAGCTACCTTTTACCATATATCTTGACGAACTTGCGAAAATTGGAGAAATTTCAACAACTTTCTTAATGATCTTGTTTGCGATTGTAGCAGGCACGATTGCACCATTGTCTCCAACTGTCATATTTTTATCTGCACGAACTTCAGTAATCTTCGCACGGATAAAATTTTCAAACGATCTCACTTCCATATCTTCTTGCTTAATTTCTTCTTTCTTTTCATCGGCAACGACATTCAACGTCAAATCTCTTGCTCTCTCTTCCATCTTAATTGTATCATCAAGACTTCTTAATTCTGTACCGAGTTTCTCAAACTCTGCAACTTCATCCTCAGATGCACTTCTTTGCTCAACTGTTGCTTTTGCAGTAATTGCTTGCATTTGCTCTACAACTGCATTTCTCTTTTCAGTTAATTCTTTTAATCTCATTTGTTTTAACCCTCTC